TACAAACTTAATACTATGCGCGGGGATTGTGGTACGCCGTTGATCGTAAATGAGACTAAGGTTTTACGGAAGATAGCAGGGATACATGTGGCCGGATCGCGTGATGGTCTTGCTCTTTCTGAGAGTATAACGCAGTGCGATTTGGATCGTGTATTTAGGAGAATGACCGCGGAGAAAAATATCGTCTTTGATCCAGACGATGCGCCCAATTTTACTCCTGTACCTGCTATTGTTCAAATAGGAGAGTATTACACGGAGGATGAATTGGTCAGACAAACGGGATTACCTGGAAAGAATTTCAACTTGATTGGGGCAGTTTCAAGGGTTCCTTTTGTCCCTGCGAAGACTACTCTAAGAAAGAGTTTAATTTGCGGGGATGTTACGGAGCCTATGACTGTGCCATCTTGTTTGAAATCGACGACGGACGTCAATATTTACAAAAAAAATATTGAAAAATTTTCTACCTTGACACCATATATTGAGGGTAATATGTTGGATGCGTGTGTAAAAGACGTGTCTAACGTGTTGCTCTCAGGAAAACGCGATGACTTAGCACGTGTGTTTACAGTAGAGGAAGCAATCAGAGGTTCAGATGTTAGCAATTATATTTCACCAATCGATCGTTCAACTTCTCCTGGCTATCCATGGTTGCTTAATAAGCAATCTGGAAAGGTCGGGAAAAGAACGTGGTTGGGTGACGTAGAGTATGACATCGACCCTACTGTGTACGAAGCTGTAAATGAACGTATCAACCGAGCTCGTCTGGGTCACAGAACTCCTGTGATCTGGACGGATACACTCAAAGATGAAAGAAGACCCATAGAAAAAGTTAAGGCTATGAAGACCCGTATATTTGCTTATGGACCAATGGATTATACTATTGCTTTTCGCATGTATTTCATTGGTTTTCAGGCACATATTATGGAGAACCGTATATTTAACGAACAGTCTCTTGGAACTAATGTGAAATCTCATGACTGGGGAAAGACAGCGAAATATTTGAGTTCTAAAGGACCCAAAGTAATTGCTGGGGATTTCTCCTGTTTTGATGGAACATTGAATTCCGGGATAATGAGTAGGTATGTGGAGGTGGCCAACGCTTTTTATGATGACGGACCCGAAAATGCATTGATTCGTGAGGTTCTTTTCAAAGAGGTTTACAATTCGGTGCATATGTCGGAAGGATTGTTATATGGCATGAATCATTCTCAGCCATCAGGCAACCCGTCTACGACTTGTTTGAACTCCTTCTACAATTCCGTATCTATGCGCATGGTTTATTTACTATGTGCGCGTGATGCGGGGCTGAGAAGGTCAGTTCGGGATTTTCGAGATGAGGTTGCTATGGTGAGTTACGGGGATGATAATGTTATTAACTTTCGAGATTCAATTTCAGATTGGTTTAATCAACATACAATTACCAAAGCTTATAGTGATATAGGTATGACGTATACTGATGAGGCCAAAACAGGGGGTGATATACCAAAATATCGGAATATACATGAAGTTGCTTATCTCAAGAGATCTTTTGTCAAAAGAGGTCAAATGTGGATAGCTCCTTTGGATCTAGCAACGTGCTTGGAGATGTGTAATTGGCGAAGGGATTCAGTGGACGCTTTAGCGGCTACTCAAGTCAATTGTGAGACTGCTATTCGAGAGTTGGCTTGTCATCCAAAAGAAATTTTTGATGAGTACGCTAACAAAATCGAAAAAGCATTTTACAATAGGACCAAACGACCCTTGACTACTTACACTTTCGAAGAATTAAACGAGGAAATGAAAGAGGAGTACTACCTTTAACTCATTGGTTACCCATGCGTGATATAATGACAATAAGTTCACGTTAAGGCTTGAGTTAAGGAAGGAGGTAAACTATTTAGTTTAGGATGCCTTGGTGCAGCCCACCTAAAATCCTATTGTCTTAAGGACTTCTAAGCTGGGTGGCTTCAGAAACGTATACTATTGTATATGGGTCCCTAACAATAAAACACCTGCGACACAACAAGAAAACGTAGTATCGATTTTACCCGCACAGGTAGCTGGAGGAGTTGCCCCTGTTCTTGCGTCTGCTGGCTTATCAACAGTCAGTAGTGGTGGACCTGGGGTGACGAATACAAGCTTTCCTGAATCGGCTGGAGAGACCGTAACTTCACAAGAAGTTACTACATTCGAGGATGCGACCCTTGCTCCTGGTTATGAGTATCCAATGCCGGCACAAGTTTCGGATATCGGTTCGATTGATGCAACACATACAATCGTGCAGTTTTTGAAACGACCTGTATTGATGTATGATCAAGTCATAACGACCGTAACTCCGTTGACTCCTTTGCCAACGACATCGGGAACCCAGAAACCGGTCTTTTCATTCAATTTACCATGGGATTTGGTTAAGTTGGGTGGAAAGAGTTTGAAGGTTCAAAATTTCGAATATTTCAAGGCCGATGTAAAAATTAAAATAACAATAAACGCTAATAATATGACAGCTGGACGATTTTACCTGACTTATGCTCCTTACGATCAGTTTATCGTGGAGGGCTATAAACAGGTGGACAAACACGCTGCAGGGCTGACATCTTATCCGGGTGTTGAATTGGATATTCAAATCAACAACACGGTTGAGATTTTGGTACCGTATTTGCATTGGGCAGAAGCTTTGTCGCTCACTAAGAGTGATGTCAGCTCAAGTTCTTTTGCATCGGTGTCTTTGTTTGCTTTGACACAGATAAGATCGGCCGCTTCATATCCTATCACTTTTCAAGTGTGGGGTTGGTTCGAAAATGTGACAGTTGTAGGACCGACCTGCGATAGTGTCTCTGCGTTTGCTCTGGATGATACTGCATTGTTGAAAGAACGACTTTATACTCAACATATGAAGAAATTTTCGACACAATTGCAAATTCAAAAAGAAGCTTCTCAGGGACCTATTTCTTCTATCGCTTCAACAGTTTCCGGTGTAGCTTCTATGGTTAGTGGTTTGCCTATTATTGGTGAAGTTGCTTCGACCGTATCTTGGGTTTCGGATCTGGTTGGGGGAGTAGCATCTATGTTTGGTTGGTCAAAACCAATAAACATGGATCGTGCTTCTCGTTTCGGGAACGTTCCGGGTTATGGTTTTACCCATTACAATACAATTGATAATTCTATTGTGTTGGGTTTGACCTCTCAGAACGAACTCGGAAAACCAGTATCTACATTCCCTACCGACGCCGATGAAATGCAGATCGATTACGTTTGTGCTAATCCTGGGATGATAGGAGTTTATCAGTGGAGCTCAGCTAATTTAGCTAACTCCCAAATAACTTCCACATTTGTCTCAACTTGGCCGAACAATGATCGAAGAGGACTTAACGGACTGATAGGTTGTAGTTCTTTTGAGTACGTCGCACAATTATTCAGGTATTGGAGGGCTACTATATGTTTTCGTGTGAGCGTGGTTAAAACTGCTTATCATACGGGAAGATTGGAAATACTCTACGTGCCTAATAGGACGGCAGACTTGTCACGAACAACTGATACTTCTAACGTCTATCGATATATACTAGATATAACAAACGAGACTGAGATAACAGTGAAGATTCCATTCTTTTCAGAATCTTTATTGTTGCCTCGAAATGAGAGTACAGGGAAACTATATATTCGTGCAGTAACTAGATTGCATGCGCCGGAGGTAGTATCAGACACAGTGGATATAGTGGTGTGGAAATGGGCAGAAGATGTCACTTTCGCCGCTCCTATTTCTACGACAACAGTGCCTTATCCTCTCCCAAAACCTGAGGCCCCACGTGTAGTTGCGGCGGAACTTCAGATCAATGTCGGGAATGTTAGCTCGGGGAAGGAAATATCTTTCTTTCCTGGAGGTGATGATTCTGAGACCAAAATAGATATCTTGCAGAAAGTTGCAGGAGAAGTTGTGGTCAATCTTCGATCTCTAGTTAGATGCTTTCGCTATGCGGGGTGGTTAAAGGTTGAGAAGGATAAGGTGGTGGTGTATACCCCCTTTGGTTCAGAACCGAGGGATTATGTCAATTTCCTAGCGCAGATGTACCGATTTTCGCGCGGTGGTTTGAATGTCAAACTATTTGCGCGGGAGCGAGCCGGGCAGTTACGGACTAGTGTAAATGATAGTGCTGAAACCAGATGGTTCCAGGACTATTTTTATAGGGCGCCTACGCATATAACATATAACGATTTGAACCCAGTTCATGAGGTTTCTTTGCCGTTTTATGGTAAGTATAGGCGTGTCCCCACTGTTCCCGTTTCTGTCTCCGGTATCGGAAAACCAACTACACCCGTATTGTTGATTACCTCTTCAGAGGATACAACATATGACGTGTATAGAGCTGGAAAAGATGATTTATCCTTTGGTTGTCTAGTTGGACCTCCACTTTTGCGAACCCCGACGGGTTTACCGTCGGGTTTCTCAAAAGGGGAAATTACGGATGTAAATATATAGAATTTCGGGAATTTTTCAATAGTTTGTCCCGAAACA